TTTTTATTTTTTCTGGCGTTAGTTGTTGATTAGAACAATTTCTTATTTTTTTATTGATAAAATCATTTAATGCTAATGTAAATGGATCCATAAATGGATCTATAAATGTATTAGTAGTTAATTTATCTGTTTTCACAATTGGCATATTAAACAATATTGATAAATAGACTGAAGCAACAGTAGCTAATACATTATCACATATTCTGTTTGAAACATCTATAGTTTTAATTTCTGATTTTCTAGTTTTTTGTGAATTAAGTTGTGTTTTTAGTGAATTAAGTTGTGTGGTTAATTCCATTCTTTTACCTCTATCTTTTATAGAATCAGTTAAATTTTCTATATCTGCTTCTATTTTAGATATTTGTTCAGTATTAGGATCAATACTTGGACAATCTACACTTTTTTGTTTAGTACCAAAATATGTACAATTAATTACAGCAATAGCAGCGGCAGCAATATGAGTTGGACTATTTTCTGAATAACCACCTGATTGAAATAATTGATTGTGTTGATTGTGTTGATTATTGAACTTTAGACATAAATATTCAAACTTACTTCTTACATATTCAGAATAATAATTAGAATTTGACATATATATCAGATATAAAGTATTCTTATATTATTTTTTATAGATTTATAATAAAAAATAATTATTTTTTTTGATGTAAATATGATAATAGGTATATGTATTTTAAAAAATATTATAGATATTATTAATGTATTCACAAAATTATTATAAAGAAAAATATCATAAATACAAAATCAAATACTTAGAACTTAATAATAATTTTATTGGCTCAGGCAAATTATCTTCGATATTGGAATTCAAGAGATAATTTAATATAACTTTTTTATTATAATAAAAATTTGATTTAAAATATAATTAGATATAATCCAATTATTAATTTAAATCAAATATGTTAAATAATAGATCAGTTTTTAAAAAAGCTATAATTAATTCAGATAATGTTAATTCGGAGGAAAATCAAACTAATTCATATAATGTTGATTCAGATAATGTTGATTCAGATAATGTTGAATCAGATAATGTTGATTCAGATAATGTTGAATCAGATAATGTTGATTCAGATAATGTTAATCTGAAAAATCGAACAAAAACGAATCAAAAAACTAATCATATTGAAATAGAATATGATGATCCAACAATATCAGGAATAGATATGGATCTAATAGAGACGTTTGATTTTCAAAAAATATTAGCAAGAAAGAAAAAACAGCATTTAATTCATACAAAAAAATATATTCCTTTTATTGAAAAATATAGACCCAAAGATTTTAATGATTTGATTTTGCCATTACCAATGCAATATAAGATTGCGAATATAATTGAAACAAAAATTTTACCAAATATTATAATTACAGGATCACCTGGAACTGGTAAAACAAGTACAATTTTGTGTTTGGCAAAAAAAGTTTTAGGGAATGATTATAAAGATATGTTATTAGAATTAAATGCATCTAATAATCGTACATTAGATTTTATAAATACAACGGTTGCATATTTTTGTAAAAAAAAATTATCATCAAATACAGATAAACAAAAATTAATCATATTTGATGAAGCAGATAATATAACAAAAAAAGCTCAAAATTTATTAGCAAATTTAATGGAAGAACATGCTTATAATACCAGTTTTGCTTTCACTTGTAATGAATCTGGTAAAATTATTGAATCAATTCAAAGTCGTTGTATAATTTTAAGATACGTTCCTATGACTTCTGAAAATATCAAAAAAAGATTGACAATGATTTGTCAAAAAGAAAATATTTCATATGACGATGAAGGATTAAGTGCAATCAATTTTATTTCACAAGGTGATGTTAGACAAGCGATTAATAATTTAGAAGCAACATATCATGGTTATAAAACAGTTACAGATGAAAATGTATACAAATTATGTTATCATCCTCATCCGAAAATAGTTGTTGAAATAATAAAAGAATGTGTAAATATGAATATAATCAAAGGTATAGAATATATTCATGAATTAAAAAATTGTGGTTATTGTACAAATGATATATTACAAACACTTCTAAACAGTTTAAGGGAAATTAAAATAGATGAAGATATTCGTATTAATTTTATAAAAATAATTTCGGATGCGTATATAAATGTATCAGAAGGAGTAGATAGTAATTTACAATTATATGGATGTGTTAGTAGGATGATTAAATATATTCAGGATACGATGCCAGAACAAAATGCAATTTAAGTTATAATGCTAAATAAATTCAGGATACGGTAAAATAGATCTTTATAAATCTTGATAATTTAAAAAATTATAAAAGATCATATTCACAAGGCTATATTTTTATTTATCCATTAAATATTTTTTATAAATGTATACTTGGTATTTATAAAAATATATTAAATCAATATATGCAAATGGTTAGTTTAGTATCTGTGATTATATTTGTTGAATATTTAATTATATCGTTAATTTCTGTCAAATATATCAACTGGAATCAATTAAATGAAAATCTACTAATAAAAAAATTTTCATATTATATTTTTATATTAGTAGATTTTTTAATTTTAACTATATGGTTTCCAAGTGAATATATATTTAGACCAAATACTAACTTAATATTTTTATCATATATTAACTATATACTAGTTTATATATATATAATTTTAAATCTTATAATATATTTTAATGTTCATTATAATCATAATATTGACTTATTAAATATTATTAGAAATATTTTATTTAATGTTTGCTCTATTACAGCATTATTTATATTTATTTTTATATGTCTAATATTTGAGGTACCAAATAGTATAGATAATTTAACATTACACTTAAATCCATTATTAATAATGATATTTGATTTATTATGGAATAATAATGAAATTTTTATAGGTAATTTTTATTTATCACTAAATTACCTAAATTTATATATGATTTATATTTTTCTATTAATACAATTATCATTAATATCTTATCCATATCCATATTATATTTTTTATTTAACAAGTAATCAATTTTTATTATTTTATCAATATATGTTATTAGGTTTGATAACATGCTGTCTACTAATTTATCTATTAGGTGTATTAAAAAAATTTATAATAAATATTATTACTAAATATTTTCAAAATAATTCACATCAATATGTTTCTATGTTTATTGAACCAACTATAAATTATGGTACATGTTGTGTTAATTCTTCTGAATATCAAGTCATCAATATTTAATCCTCAAAAAGATCTTCTTCTTTATCTTTTTTTGCTGCATATTTCTGTGTTGGAATTAGAAATGCATGCTCTAGTTTCGCTATAACATCTTCTTCAATATTATAACCATCATTTATATTATAAAATTCACATGTATAATTATTTGCTTTATAATATCCATAACGTGATCTTCCTTGTTCTGAAAAAGGTTTAATCTGATCAACAATATCAACAATTAGTGGTGAATAAGCTGCACCTCCTCTTAAAATTCTACCACATGTTTGTGTAATATCTCCTTTTAGAGGTGAAGCTAGAATTAAAGTGTCTAAATCTGGAATATCTAAACCTTCTTGAGCCATATCATATGTTCCCAAAATGATTTGTTTTTCTGAACTAATCTCTAGATTAACACGTTTCATTCCTCCAACATAATAACCCCAATTATCTGCAAAATCTTCATTAGCTGATAATTTTTTTGATAATTCTTCTAAATGATTAACACCTTTATCTGTCTTAGACGCATTTACTCTACCAGATAAAAGTAATATTTTTCTTCCTGGTTCTGCCTCTAGGATATCTTTGATTATTTTAATAATTAAATTATTTCTTTCATCAATTTTACAAACATTAGTAATCATAGTAGGCGTCATAAATGATTTAATAAAATGATTATACTTTGATTTAAATAATTTGTGATTTATCTGATATGAATAAAGCTTAACTTTGACTTTATTATTTGGTTCAAATTTACCCCTGTATTTAATGTCTCCTAAAAAATATTTAAATACCTTATCCATATGATCCTTTCTTTCTGGAGTAGCTGATAATCCAAGATAAAATTGAGCCTGTACCTTAATTAAAGATTTCGAAAATACTTTTGCTCCTAAATGATGACATTCATCATAAATAACTAGAGGAAATGCTTGAAATAATTCCCTATCATAATCTTTCATAGATACTGAGTGTAGCATGGCAACAACAAATTGTTTATTACTTATATCAATTTTATCTTGTCTAATTATTCCAACTGATGCATTTGTATATTGATTTATACGTTCTTTCCATTGATTTAGTAAAAATGTTTTATTGACAACAACTAATGCTCTCAAACCAAGTTGAGTTGCTAAATTGATAGCCAATACAGTTTTACCTTTGCCAGGAGGTATAGAAATAATAGAACCACCAAATTGTTTTAATGAATTTCTAGGATCATTAATATCAGTACAATATTCATTTAGAATTTTATCCATAATTTCTTTTTGATAATCACGTAATTCACCATTAAATTGAATTTCAGCACGATCTATATCATTCAAAGTAAATTTAATATTGTTTGGACTTGGTAATCCAAACTTTTCTATACCATAATATCGTGGTAAGACAAACTTATCACCAGATGCTGTTTCTAAATATATATTAAATGTATCATCGGTTACTACTTTTTTATAACGTTGATCAACTTCTGGTTCAATTGTTAAATCATTTTCAATTTGATCAATCTGATTAGAAGTTAGATCGGCTTTATTAATAATATAGCCTTGTTTGGTTAGTTTAACTTTATTTAAAAGATTTTCTGTCATAAGACTGATTTAATTTATTAATATATTAATATATTAAATCAGTTTTATATATATTATTAGGATTTCAATTTTATTAGATTAAATAAAAAATCGTTGAATAGTTTGATCTGCTAATGATAACAAAATAGAATTTGATATAATTTCTGGATTATTCGTTTTAAGTATATTTGGATTTACCATTTTTCTTGCCTCTTTGAGTCTGGACATTATTACTTTTTTACTATGATATTCAAGATAACCAATATTTTCAAGAAACTTAAATGCAATCTTAAAAGCCTCTAATTGTGGTGGTAAGACCATGGTTGATTTGAATTAATTTATATTAGATTAATCTTTTATAAATTAATTCAATTTTTTGAAGATCAATAAATAAAAATATATTATTATTAATATATAAATGTCATTAAAAGCAGTTGAAAATTTAATAAAAAAAATAGATAATGTTTTAATTAATAAAACATTAACAAATATATTATTATTTATTTTAATTACCTATATTAGTTTTATTTTACCAAATTTATTACGATCCAATATTTCATATAATCATAAAATTATTAATCTTTTTAACAATATATATTTTAAAATAATTATGTTGTTATTTATTGGGTATTTATCTCAAATAAATCATAAATTATCTATTATTTTAATGATTGCTTTATTTATGTCTTTTGATGCTATTACTAGATATGATATTGAAAATCATCTTAAACAAAATATAATTAATGATCTCAATAAAAATAAACATCATAGAGAATTAAAATTACATTCATCTGAAAAATCAAAATCAGTCAATCCAACAAAATTAATTAATCCAACAAAATTAATTAATCCAACAAAATTAATTAATCCAACAAAATTAATTAATCCAACAAAATCAGTTTCAGATAAAACAGTTTCAGATAAAACAGTTTCAGATAAAACAGTTTCAGATAAAACTGTTTTAGATAGAACAGTTTCAGATAGAACAGTTTCAGATAGAACAGTTTCAGATAGAACAGTTTCAGATAGAACAAATTCAGATAGAACAAATTCAGATAGAACTGTTTCAGATAGAACAGTTTCAGATAGAACAAATTCAGATAGAACAGTTTCAGATAGAACAGTTTCAGATAGAACAAATTCAGATAGAACAAATTCAGATAGAACAAATTCAGATAGAACAAATTCAGATAGAACAAATTCAGATAGAACAAATTCAGATAGAACAGTTTCAGACAGATCATTATCAAATAATTCAGTTCAAAATAAAATAAAATCAGTTAATTTCATTTCAGATGATACTAAAATGGAACAATTTAGTCATCCATCACAAACATTAATAGATTCAGATATAGAATATGTAGAAAAATATACAAAAAATAATTTAAGAAACACAAACGAGATTGTTAATAATATTGGATCAGAAAATTATTCATCAATTAATAATTTTGGAAGATTGATTTAAAAATTAATGAATCATTAAATAAAATAATATATGTTAAGATATAATATAATAAAAAAATGAATTCAAAACAAATTTGTATAGGATTACGATGTTATGATGCGGATAGATATGATATCGATGAATCAAATAATAAAATACATATTAAAGCAACAGGTGAGATTTATGAAAAGGAAGCATTAGAAGAATGCTCAAATTTTGCAATAAACCCATTAATAATACCCCGAAAAAAAAGAGTAATAGGGATAGGAGATATTCATGGTGATATGGAATTAGCTATAAATTTTTTAAAAGTAGCTAAAGTAATACAAGAGGTTGATGTTCAGAAAATATTAGGAGATAAGTTTAATTTTATGATAGAAGAATATTTAACAACATTAACTATAAAAAAAAATTCTACATTAGAATTTGAGAATGAAATCAATGAAAAAAAATCATATGATGATATATCAAATCATATTAAAAATCAAGTAGAAGTTGTTTATAGATACTATAAAATTGATGGTAAATTTTATGTTAAAATTATACAAGAAGATAATAATCCTAATCATATTAATAAACCAAATAGTTATGTTTGCAGAAATTCAAATTATGATCGTTTCTGTGATAATAGCAGATGGTTTAGATGGATTGGCGAAGATACACATATAGTTCAAGTTGGTGATCAAATTGATAGATGTAGACCATGGTCAGCACATGGATGTAAAAAACAAGAAACTACGGTAAATGATGAGGATTCAGATTTAGAAATAATGTTATTTTATGATAGTTTGGATAGAATAGCACAAGAAAAGGGTGGTAGATTATTTAGTTTATTAGGAAATCATGAAATAATGAATGTAAAAGGTGATATGAGATATGTGTCTTACAAAGGGATTGTAAATTTTTCAGATAATATGAATAATAAAAAAAACAGAAATGATTTTAATCGTGGTACAAATATAAGAAAAAGTAAATTCAGAGAAATTATTTCAAAAAAATTATCATGTACTAGATCAACTATTTTAATTATTGGTGATTATTTATTTGTTCATGGTGGTATTGCTATTAATTTAGCAAAAGAGCATAATATAATTGAAGTTAATTCCTTGATTAGAAAATTTTTATACGGTTCATTGATTTATTCTCATGAATTACAAAAATTATTAGAATCATCTAGATATTCACCTCTTTGGTACAGAAAACTCGCATATATTCAAGAAGATGTAAATAATATACAGAATCAGCAATGTAAAACACTTTATGAACCAACACTCAATGCTTTTAACAAAATAAATTCCCCTATTTATTCAACTATTTCTACAGAACCAACTTTTAGTATCAAAGGAATGATTATTGGTCATACACCACAATTTACAGTTTTTGGAAAAGGTATTACAACAGCATGTGCAGATAGAATAATTAGAGTTGATATTGGCGCATCACAAGCATTTGATAATATTGCAAAAAAGGATAAATCAAGAGAACCACAAGTGGTTGAGATAATAACTAATTTAAAAACAGGTGAATCATCGATAAAAATTCTTCATTTATAGAATAATCATTTAAATTTATTTATCATTTTTCTATGAAAATTTATTCTTTGTTGGGCTAAATAATCTAATTTTTCTGCCTCTATCTTTGATGCCTCTAATAAAAATAAACAATCATCATTATGTTTGAATACTCGTCTATTGAAAAGATCATTAGCTGATTCAAATGCTTGTATATAATTTTTACCATAATTATTTATATGATAATGAATAGATCTATCAAAATCATAACCTGTTAATAAATCAGATTCTCGAACAATATGATATGCTATATCATATTGTGCTAAATCTGTTGGAAATCCAAATTTCTTAACTTTAGAATAAGACATTTGTGACATAATTTTTTTTGATATATTAATCTCATCATTATTTAATAAACAATTTTCATCCAAATACGTACCTAGGAATTCTAATCCTTCATTTTCATTCATATATTTTTTATCGCACATATCATGTAAAAAAGATGTAATATATATCATTTTTTCCTGATCTTTTAAATATGGTTTATTATACAATTCTGATTCGTATAAAAGATTTGTATAATATAAAATATTCATTGAATGTGCAAGTCCATGTGTTTCATCTATATTAAATTTAGAACTAATTAATAGTACTAAATTTACTAATTTATTAAGTATTAACATTGTTTATAATTTGATTAGTTCTAAATTATATATAATTTTTTATAATTTCAATTTTTATAAAGTAATTAAATTTCTCTAAAAAATTAAGATGGGATATTATTTTTGTCAATTTCTAATTTATTAAAATTATGATATGTTATCATCTCATCTAATCCCTTACCAGGTGGCACTAATGGTAAACAATAATCAGAATCAACTATACAGTTCAACATAATTGGTTTAGTATTATCATATTCAATAAATTCTTCAATCAGAGTATAAATTTTATCTGGACTCATTGATTTATCAATGTTAATACATTTAATACCATATGCTTTCGCCAAATAATAATAATTCGGATTAATTGATTCAGTTGCCGTTATATTATTATTGAAAAATAATTTCTCCCAAACGTTTACCATAGACTGTTTTGAATCATTCATTATCACCATTTTTATCGGGATATTATAATTTAATATCATTTTTAAATCATTCATCATATTAAATGATTGATCACCGTCAATTGATATCACATGTTTATCCGGATTTGCGATCTTTGCTCCAATTGCCATAGAATTAGCAGATCCCATAGTGCCCAAACTACCGGATGTGATAAAATGATTAGGAATAATATGATCAATTAATTGAGCTGCAAACATTTGATGATTTCCAACACCTGTAGTAAAAATTGTATTAGATTTAATATCTGATTTTAAATCTAATATATAATTTAATTGTTTTAAAATATGTTGTTGTTTTAGACCCGATTGATTAAAATAGAAATCAATTGGAAATGTTTCTAAATGAGCTAACCATAATTTACGAGAGTTAGGATTAATAAATGGTTCTAAATCATTCAAAACACTTAATGATCTTCCATTAATATTGATAGTTCCTTTGACAACTTTATCAAATTCGGTTGGATCTGTATTAATATGAATAATATTAATAGCATTTGGTGCATATTTATCAATATTACCAGTAGTTCGATCATCAAATCTTGCTCCAACACAAATAATACAATCAGAATTTTGTATGGCATTATTTGCTCTAATAGATCCATGCATACCTAACATTTTAAGACTCAAATAATGATGTTCATTAAAAATTCCTAATCCATGAAGAGTAGTAGTAACTGGTATATTTGCTTTAATGGCAATATGTGCTAAAATGTCTGAAGCTTCATTGCATCCTCTACCAATATAAAAAACTGGATTCTGAGCTTTATTGATAATGGATGCAATTTTAATAATATCGGTTTGATTAAAATTATCAAGTTGATTTAGTTGATTTATTAGATCTATATCAAACATATGATTTTTTGAATATGATGATTTTTTCAAATGTTTAAATTTATTATGATCAAAATAAGATTTGGATACTAATTTACTAATTATATCTTTTGGAATATTAATATGAACTTGTTTATTCTCTTTTAATAATTGAAATGCATAATCAAATACATTTTCTACATTATTTGGATCAATTAAATTATGATTCCAACTTGTTATTGGTTTTGTTAATTCCATCGAAGGCGCTTCTTGAAACGCCCCTTTACCCATCATATTTGTCGGTACATCTCCTGATATAACTAATAATGGCACTTTATCACATTTTGCGTCAGTTAATGGTGTTAAAATATTAGTTAAACCAGGTCCAGAAGTAGTAATAATAACACTATCAAATTTATTTAGGGATTTATTATGTCCAATAGAACAGAATCCTGCACTAGCTTCAGAAGTTGGGACAAAATATTTAATATTATTAGAATTATTAGAATTATTAAGATTATTAGATTTATGAAATTTATCAATAAGTGACATGATGCTACCTCCTGAAAAAAGATAAGCAGTAGATACTTTACGAGATAATATTTTATAAATATGGTCAGCAACAGTTTGAGTCATTTTGTTATTATTTTAATATATTAAGATATATTTAATACATTAAATATATCTTATATTATGGTCGTAAATGAATAATAATTCAATATTTTGTTTTATTAAATTAAATTAAATTTAATTTTTCTTCATTCCTTTTGTTTTTTCTTTTTCAACTTTTATTTTTTCATATTCAGCTGCCCATTTCTTTTTGTCTCCATCATAAAGTTTCATTGCTTTTTGTGTAAGTTCTTTAGTAGGAATATTGGCATTTGTTTTTGTTATTTCATCTCTTATCTTTTTTGCTAATGTAAAAAGAACTGGACCATGTTTTAATCCAGATGAAGATAAATGTTTAATTAATTTTTGGAATTCTTGAAGTTTTTCTGGTAATTGTCTTTTGGATGAACTTTTTTTGGAACCTTTTTTTGATCCTTTTTTCCCACCATCTTGTGCAGATTTTGTATTTGTATTAATAAATGATTCAATTGAATCTGACATTATATTAGAATTTAATGAATTTGCTGAATATGATCTTGATCTTGATGATTTTGGTTTAGATGGTCTTTTGCCTTTTGATTTTCTCCCACCAACCATATCAACATTTGTATCATTTTTATTAAGTCTTTTTGATCCATTCTTTTTAGAACCAGCTTTTTTGGATCCAGCTTTTTTGGATCCAGCTTTTTTGGATCCAGCTTTTTTGGATCCAGCTTTTTTGGAACCTTTTGAACCAGCGCGCTCTACTTTTTTAGAACCTCTTTTTGAACTTTTTTTAGAACTTTTTTTAGAACTTTTTTTAGAACTTTTTTTAGAACTTTTTTTAGAACCTTTTTTAGAACCTTTTGATCCAGTGCGGGCTGCTTTTTGGACTACACCACGTGATACTTTTTTTCTACCAATAGGAGTTGGCCCAGCACCACCATTTTGATCAGTAAATAAACTAGTAGCGTTCATATTATTATGAATTGCATTATAAAGATTTGAAGAGAGTGATTCGATGGCAGAGGATTCTGTATCCAAAACATTGCCATTGTTTAATTTAATACTTTCACTAAAATTAGACATTTAATATATATTATATAATAATATATTTTTCTCTAAAAGTAAGGAAAAAAAATTGATTAAAAATTGATTATATGAATTAAATATAAATACTATACATATAATTAAATATAATTATATCATTATTTAAATGGGCGTTCCAGGTTTTGTAGCATGGTTATATCATAACCACAAAAATACTAATTTTATTTTTAAACATTTATTAAAGTCTAATATGATAAATACTACTGAAATTAATACTGAAATCAATACTGAAATTAATACTGAAATTAATACTGAAATCAATACTGAAATTAATACTGAAATTAATACTGATAATTATGATCTCAGTATTGATGATAATCACCAAGTTGATTCTATTGATCATCTTTTAATAGATACGAATTGTTTAATTCACCCCCAAGCAAGACAAATTTGTTTGGATAATCCGCATTTAGTTGATTCTAATCTTGAATTATTAGAAAAGAAAATTATTAAACAAGTTATCGCGTATATCGAACTTTTAATTAATCAAACTAAACCAACTAAATCTATTTACATTGCAGTAGATGGTGTTGCTCCTATGGCAAAAATTAAACATCAACGATTACGAAGATTTAAATCTGTTTATGATAGAAAAATCTTTGAATCATTAGCGAAAAAACATAATAAAGTATTACCAAAAGAATGGAATACTTCTGCAATTACACCAGGTACTATTTTTATGGATAAACTCATGAAATCACTTTTGTCCTGGATTAGAACTAAAAAATTCGATTGTAAAGTAATTTTTTCATCATCATATACTCCTGGAGAAGGTGAACATAAATTACTCCAATATATGAAAAATAGTGATTTTGATTCTGATCCAAACACAGTCATATATGGTTTAGATGCAGATTTATTATTTTTATCATTAGCATCAGAAAAGAAACATATTTATCTTATGCGAGAGACTAGTCAAATGGAAATAGATGGTTCTCGCTTTACGGAAGGTTTTAGTTATCTTTCAATTGATATACTAAATGAATTAATCCGAAATGAAATGGTATCACGATTACCATCAACCAAAATGTGGTGTCAACAATCTTTAGCAAATGATTTTGTATTTTTATGCTATTTTTGTGGGAATGATTTTTTACCAAATATTCCATCATTATCAATTAAACCACATAATAAAAAAATTCCAAATGGTATTGAAACTATAATTGAAGCATATGCTGAAGTTTTATCAAATACCGAAGTTGTGTCAAAAACCAATTCTGATTCTGATTCTAATTCTGATACTAAATTATATGTAGATCAAACTAACCAATATCTAATTAATATTTCTACTAATGCCGAAGGTAATAGACATATTAAAATTAATAAATTAATGTTTGAAGAAATTTTAGAAAATATATCTGATCAAGAGACTGCATATTATAATGACTTCTTTAAATTCAAAAGATTTATCAATAGATCTAATAAAACAGAACCATTTGATATTGATAAACAAAATTATGAAGAAAATGTTATTGAAAGATATTATGATCCAATTAGATTAGGTGATCCTGCTAATAATTTACATGATTGGAAGCGAAAATATTATAAACATTATCATCATATTGATATTGATACATCGGATCCTTTAGATAATTCATTAAATGTAGTATTAGATGAATATATTAGGGGATTAGTATGGACAACTTATTATTATTATGATAAATGTAAAGATTATGAATGGTTTTATGATCATCATCATGGACCATTTATTTCTGATCTATTAAATTATATTAGAAGATTCCCAAATAGAATAGAATATTTTGAAAATTTATATGGAATTAATGCAATTTGGTATGAAAATGAAATAAAACCATTACAACAATTAATGTTAGTTTTACCACATGAATCTAGTTTCTTAGTACCATCATCGTATCGTAATATAATGTTTGGATATAAATTAAAGGAATTTTT